CACGGTGTTTTCTTCAACGCACCCACTTCCGCCGTGAGTGCGGCGATGTTGCCTTGGAGCAGGTCAAGCTCGCGTTCGCGAAGGCGGCACAGTTCCCGCTGCTCGCCTCGCCGCTCGCCGTGCTCATTAGGGCTTCGCTTCTCGCTCATGGCTACTACTCCTCGGATTCGCGCAGCCACTCTGGCGTCGCCTGCAAGGCAAGGGCCTCGCTGTGCGTCAGCACCTTCCCGCCCGTGCCATCCGCGTGAGACAGCATGGACAGCGCGAACATCTGATGGGCCGTCCACTCGCCGCCGAAGCGCGTCAGGGTGCCGTCCACGCTCTCCGTGTGAGACACGACCTCGCCAAGCGGAAGGCCGCCCGTGAAGTCGAAGGCAGGCACGACCTCGCCGTTGATGGGACTGGTGTAGCTGGGAAGCGTGAGCGGTTGCGTCAAACGCGAAGCCGCCAGCACGACGTAGGTGCCGACCTTGCGGACATCAGACATACTGCCCCCTCATGGCTTTGTGATTGACCAGCAGCTCGTCGTCGGTGAGCGCCCTGTTGTAGAACACCACGCGCCCCAGCAGGTTCTTCCCAACCTGTACCACGCCGTCCAGGGCGATACTGGCGCTCATCATGCGAACCCGCTGATTGCTGGAGCCGCCCATCGGCAGAGCCGCCGTCAGGCTGTTGGTGCTGGGATTGCTGAGGACATCCTGACTCGCCTTCGCCCATTTCACCACAGCCGAGCCGCTTCGTGACACAATGGCAATCGTCACCCAATCCCCCTCGTGGAGCGCACGATAGATGTAGCTCGTACCATTGCCACCAGATTGATTGACTCCAAAGATGTAGACGTGGCCGTTCGTCGGAGATGTCCAGATGGTAAATCCGTTCTGCGGACTCGCGGTGTTGCGTTGGGTGAAGATGCGCGACTGCAGGCTTGTCGCCTCGGGGCTGCGACACACCAGCATGTAGGTCCAGTCGCCCGCCCCGATGTCGAAGCCAGCCGTGGGATCAAAGGCTCCACCGCCAGCGATGAGCGTCTGACTCCCACCCATGCCGGGAGCCGCAGCCGTGCCGTGGCGACGCAACAGCGTCTGCGGGCAAGGAGCCTGCTGGGCCGTGGCGTTGACCCACGCGGTGTTGATGGGCATGCCCCCCTCGTGATACGCCGTCAGCGACGTGCCGTCGCGGTAGCACGTCGCCACCGTGCCCGTTCCATCGTCGAGGACGTGGATGTGGCCGTCGCCAAGCGTCGGGAACTGGTAGGGGTGGCCCGTGAGCAGCGTCTCGGCCTCCCCTTGTGTCACAAGCTGGCTGGTGACGAACCCGCGCTGAATCTTGCCATTGAACGGGAACTGATCGGGGCGCACGATGGCAGACGGATCGTAGCATCCACCGCCAATGCTCAGGCGGTTTCGGATCACAGTCCCGCTGACGTCGAGGGTGTCACCTTGCACGACGGTCGCGCCATCCTTCACGACGTTCTGCTCCACGCCGTTCACCCAGCAACGAACACGAGCCGCGACTCCAGCAGACGTGCCGAGTTCCGTGGCCTGCGAGGTGTCCAGCTGCCACCACACCCTTGTCCAATTCCCTGCCGTTGGCGGTGTCACGCTGAAGGCACGAATGGCCGTAGGAGTCACCCAGAACGAGAGCTGGCACTTCAGCACCGCCGCCACGTTGCGAACGCGAACCGACGCGGGAGCGCCTCCACTACCGTACCACCCACCATAGAGATGCCCATCGTGTACCGTGTCAGCGTTGTAGACAGCACCGATGCTCATGGTTGGCTTGTTGTCCACGAACGCCATCTGGTAGTCCGTGGCACCGGTGTCCCACAGCCAGTTGACGTCTGCCGTGTCACCGCTGAAGTCCAGCGCCTGCCCGCACGACGAGGTGAGGTTGCGGGCGCCCATGCGGTCGGAGACGGCGGCTTCCTCGTCCATCCTCCAGTCGTGGACAAGCCCGGCGGCAATCACGTCGTCGCCCAGCCGGCGCTGTTGTAGAAGCAGCCCGCTACTCAGCATCATGGCGACCTCCTACGTCCACGCGCTGTAGGTCTGCCCCGGCGCGTTGAACACGATGATGCCCGTGCCACCAGCCGTCCGCTGCACACTCGTCCAGCAGCCGGGAAGCACGTCGCCGTCCTTGATGACGTGGCCGCTCCAAGTGATCCCGCCATCGTCGATCAGTGTCACGGTGACGTCGCCGCCCACCGCCTTGACCGCCACCGCCTGCCCCACGTGGGCGTTGGTGTCCGTGAACTTGCGAACGCCGTAGGCACCGAGGCTGGCCCGCAGACACTCGTCGCCGCTCATCTTGAAAGGCATCTCGACCTCCTCCGATCAGACAGGGCCTCAGTCCAGTCTCCTCTTGTTTTTCATGGCGAGGGGACTGGTCCGCTGTCCCTGTTCATGTCCTCAACCCTGATCCCACGATACTCGATAGTCATGCGCTGCCAGTCGAACACGACGGAGTAGACGATGAAATCTTCGCCCACCGTCGCTTCGGTGAGCGGGTGCTTGACCGTCACCGAATCCATCACCTCGACCGCAAGGGATTGGATTCCGCTCGACTTCCAGCGCGCCAGCTTGGGGCACTTCCGCCGCCGCCAAACGTGCCAATCCAGAGCCTTTCGTGCAGCATTCTCCGAGGCGATCCACTTCAGGTCGATCTTGAGTTCCTGTGTCACGCCGTAGGCGTCGAAGCTCTCCTGACAGGCACGCTGCAGATAGAACCACGAGGAGCCCTCGACGATCCCGCTGTCCTTGTTGATGCTGACGCTGCTCCAAAGCTGCGTGGACTCGTTGTAGCCGTAGCGAAGGACAAAGCTGTTCCGCACCTCGCTGAGTCGCGTGGCGTCGAGCACGAGGCTCCCGGCAAGGATGTCGCCGAGGTCGAACTCGTAGACGCTGGTCTGCGGCTGCACCATCGCCAGCTTGATCGTGCCGTCGAAACCCTGCAGGTAGGCGAGGCCGAACTCTTCGCAGATGTCCTCGATGCAGTCGCGCAGGTTCTGCTTTCTCGTCTGCCAGCCGCCAATCGCCCACTCGTCCTCGATCTCCGTCGCCGCCCTGCCCCAGGCGTTGCAGTCGGTGTAGGCCTGATTGAAAGAGGTCTCGTTGATCTCCGACAGCGCAGGAGGGTGATACAACCGCAGCAGATGCTCGATGGCGGCAACGGGTGACGAGATGTAGAGCGTGCTTGGATCAGCCCCGTAGCGCACGCCGTCAGCCATGTCGGTGTTGTTGTACTCTCTGCCGTAGACGCCGAGTGACAGAAAATCAGCGGAACTGAAAGACTCGGCGACAACCCAATCCATCTTGATCTCGAACAGGTCGGTGAATCGCTCCACGGTCACGTCGTTGCCGCTCTCCCTGGCCACGCGCATTCCGCGCGCCACGAGACCGGCGAACGTCCAGTCGCCAGCGGAGACGCCGAAGAAGAACTTTTCGTGCGGCTCGAAGCCGTCGAGTTCCACGTTGTCGCCGACCGTCAGCCCAGCCGACCACGAGGAGCCGCTGTCGGCCAGCATGAACTTGAACCACGGATGATTGTAGGTCGCCACGTTCCGCGTCTTGACACGCACAGCGACGCCCCACAGGTCTCTCAAGATGGGGCTGTCGCTGTCGAGGCCGTGGGTCATGCCGGTGAAATCAACGCGGTGTGAGTTGTAGGGAGGCGCACCAATCGTGCCGTTGACCCGCGCACTGGTGCTGAGATTGTCGTCGTAGACGTTGGCCTGCGTCGTCCCAATAAACCAGAAGGTGTACGCCTCATTGGTCCAGCCGGTCGGGCTTGTGTCGTAGACGCCCTCCAGCGGCACAAGACCGGCGTTAGGCGGTGCCGACGCGCTGACGGGCATCCAGTCGATGTAGTTCTTGTCCGCAGCGATCTCCACCATGTCGCGGTCGCAACGATAGCCGCTCACCCACAGGCTTGACAGGCCGTAGCATTTCTCGGTGTCGATCTGCACCCGTTGCTCGCCGAACGTGGTGATGGTCACGACGGAGGGAACATAGAGATCAGCGACGTTGCCGTAGACGAACGGGATCTCCGTCTCACCCTTGGTATACTCTGGATCGCCGTCCCAGCCGGCAACGTCTCGCACGACCGAGACAGGGACTTGCACGTAGCCGTCTTTCCCGTCCGTCTGCACGTTGACGCTGTAGGTGTCGAGATCGAAGCTGGTGCTCACCACCTTGCCGTAGCCGATGATCGCCGCAGCCGTCCACGTGGCATTCGTTGCGTCGAAGATCAGCCGCACCTCGACCGTTGCGCCCTCCATCGTCACCCCTTCGTCCACGAGATACTCGTCGAATCGGGTGGTGCCGGAGTAGGCCGCGTTCACGAGATCGAAGTCGAAGTTGCCGAGGATGTTGCGGCTCCCAAAGCGTGGGATGTCAACTTCGGTGCTGATGCTGCTCACGTGGCTGATGACGTCGCCGACGAAGGTATCACCCGTCCAGTCGATGAAGTCGGCGGTGCTCTTGGTAGACCAGCGGAAGATGGTGCCGTCAGCGAGCGTCACGAGCAACAGCAGCACAGGCTTGCTGCCCACGTCGCCGGCAATGCCGTTGGTGACGTTCGTGCTCAGCGTTCTCACAAGGTAATCTCCTCGCGCAGCTTCATCGTGACGAAGTAGAACAGGCCCGCCTTGCGGGAATCGAAGGACATCACCCGCACTCTGTAGACCGTCCCGGTCGCGGAGTTCGCATCGGGATACCACCAGTGAACAAAGCCTGCGAAGTCGAAGACGCTGACGTGGGCGTAGAGGGCATCGAACATGGTAGAGGTCATGGGCGACGTCACCACGGAGAACACCCGCTCGGTCGGGCTGCTGCGGACGTAGCTGCGCGCCTTCCCGTTCTCGGCGATCAGCACGACCGCGTTTCCCGGCGTCTCAATCGGGATCTCGGCAACGCCATCAAAGGCCACGCCAACAGAGTCACCGTCGTAGAGGTACATGGCTTCCTCAGCCTGCTGAAAGCACCGACTCCCGCTCCATCAGCTCGCGGAAGAACCTCGCCCCGTCCTGCGTCGTGAAGTAGCGACGGATCGCCTCCTTCGTGACTTCCGAGCGGGCATCGACGTTGACGACAATGCCGCCCCCGCCGCCGCCAGGAAGCGTGCCCGTGCGGTTGATGTGGTTCAGCGTGCCCACGCCCACGCCCCGAACGCTCGACGCCTGCACCACGTACTCGCCAGGCGAATAGAGCATGAGGTTGCGATCCTCGCGCTCACCGCCCACGCCGCCCAGCAGACCACCACCAGCGCGACGAGCGGCGTTGCGGATCATTGCCACGAACATCCCGATCGCCGCAGCGGCAGCGACGAGGCCCACGGGGCCGAGGCGGGCAAAGAACGCTGTGACACCCGAAGCCGTCTCCACGGTCTGCTTGGCCGTGTTCGCACCCGACGCCGTGGCCTCCTTGGCGCGGACAGCCGTGCGTAAGCTCGCGCCACCAGCCGCAGCAAAGGACTTCGCCTGCTCGCTGGCGATGGTCACCGCCTTCATGCCGGCCTCGTGGGACACCTTAGCGATCATCTCCGCGCTCATTGTGCTCAACAGCTTGCTGAGCATCGACGAGAGGAGCTGGTGCTGGAGGGCTTTGCGGATGTTGCCCCACTTCTTCTCGCCGCCAATCATCATCTGGCCCGCCGTCTGCGCTGCCGAGAACATCGAGTCGTGGAAGAACCTGTCGCGGCTCTCTATCTCGGAGTAGGCTTCGTCGTAGACCGCCACGAGGTCTTTGGTGGCGACCTTCACCTCCTCGACCTTATCGATCGTGATCTTATTGCTCTCCCCCAGCCATGCCTCACGAGCGGAGAGGTCGCTGGCAAACCACGACACGTTATCACTGGTCATTAACTTGAGCACGGCTTTGTTGTGTGTCACCTTCGGGTCTGTCGCCGGATTGCTCGCTCCAGCGTCACCCTTCGGCTTCACGAGCGCGAGTCGAGCAATCGCCAACTTGAGCCTGTCCTTGTCGAGCTGAAGCAGCTCGGTCTCCTTGTTGATCTGATCGTTCAAGCCCGTGGAAGTGGCGAGCGCAACCTGCTCGATGACGGTCTTGCCCGCCGACCTCCACTCGTCGTACTTGCCCAGCATCCCGTCGATGATCTTCTGCCGCTCACGGACGGCGGTCGTCAACGACTCGACCTCCGCCGTCAGACCAGTCACGCTGGTGATGTCCTCCAGCTTCGTCCTGTAGTCATCGAGCGCAGTCGTGGCCTCGACCACTGCCTCCTTGTTCTCCTTCACGCCCGTGGTGAAGTAGCCAATGGCGGTGGTGGCAAGGCCGATGGCGGTAGCGACGATTCCAAGAGGGTTCGCCTTCCACGCGAGATTGAACAGCTGCGTGGCGGTCTTGGCGGTCTTGAGAACGCCAACGAATCCGATGAACTGCTGGACGAGGGCCCCGATCTTGAGCGCGACGAAGGTCGTAACCAGCCCGCCAAGCACGGTGATGAGGATGCGCGAGTTTTCGATCAGCCACGAGAAGGCTTGGACAAGGCCCGTGGTGATCTTCTCCACCATCTTGGCGATGGAGTCCTTGTTTTTGTCGAACCAGCCCGCCAGCTCTTTCACCTTGTCGGTAAGCAGCTGCACGGCTTCACGCAACGCGGGCTTCATGGCGTCCCACATGGTGATGCCGGCCAGCCCCGCCGTGTTCTGCAACTTCAGCAGGTCGCCTTCCATGTTGTCGAAGCTGACCGCAGCCTTGTCGGCAGCAAACGTCGTGTCCGTCACCTTGTCGGTGTAGTCGCGGATCGCATCGCCGCCAGCCTGCATCAGAAGCGCCACGGCGTTGCCGCCCTCGGCTCCCAACAGGGTCAGCGCCTCCTGCGCCGTGAGGCCGTTCGCCTTCAGCTTGTCGAGCGTGACCGCCAGACCGTCGCTGGCGATGTTCACATCCTTCATGTACGGCCCGAGCTTGCCGCCGGTGTCGCGCAGCTCGCGCAGCGCGGCAGCGAACGTCGTGCCAGCCTGGCTGCCTTTGTAACCGAACGTCGAGAACGCCGACAGCGCGGCGAGCGTCTCCTCGAAGCCGAGGCCGGTGATGTGGGCCTGCCCGCCCACCATCTTCAGCGCCTCGCTGAGATGCGGCATCTCCATGTTCGCCGCGACCACGGTGGCCACCAGCGCGTTGCTGATGCGGTCGGCCTCGCCAATGCTCATCTCGAACTGGCCGAGCGTGTTCGTCATCAGCGTGGCGGATTCAGCAAGGCCGTAGTTCTCGGCCTGCGCCATCTGCAGAGTGGGACCGAGTGTGCCGATGGCCTGTTCCACCGACAAGCCCGCGCTGGTGAGATTGTAGAGGGCGTCCGCGGATTGATTGGCGCCGAAAATGGTCGTCTCCATCGCCGCAATCGACGCCTTCTTGAGCTGGTCGTACTGCTGGCCTGTCGCCCCGACGTTGGCGGCAAGACGGCTCATGCTGGAGTCGAAGGCGATGCCGACCTTCGCCGACGCGACAACGAGGCCTCCCGTGGCAACAGCGGCAGCGGCGAAAGCGGTCTTGAGCTTGTTGCCCAGCGCCGTCGCCATCTTCTCCTGCCGCTCCCACGCCTTCTTGGCCGCGGAGTCGTCGAGATCGACCACGATTTTGAGACCGCGTTCACCGAGGGTCAGGGCCATGCTCTCGCGCCTCCTCCTCTTGCTGCTGCCGTTGCAGCGCGTGAACGTAGTCTGCGGCCTGCCACACGATCTCGGGCACCAGATCGGCCTCGCTCCAGCCGATTGTAAGCTGCCCGCCGTCGATTGCCTGCACCGCCTTCACCAACGCCACGCTGCGGTCGTCAATCAGACTCAGCGGGCATTGCGTCTGCCACTCACTGCGGTTGTCGGGCAGTTCGCCAATCGGCTGTCCGTGTGACCGCTTGAACCAGTCGGGCCACGGCCACGCCATGTGGCGTCGATTCAAGGGGTCTGCGTGGTATCCGTGGAACCCGCATCCCCGCTCTCGATGCTCGGTGCAGCCGGCGCAGGTGAGACGCTCGGAGCGTCCTCCTCTCCATCGCTGGAGGCTCCCTGCGTGGAGGACGCAGTAGATTTTACCGCCGTGGCGAAGTCGAGGCTGCTGAGCGCCAGCACCGTCTCACCCAGCTGTCGGATGACCTCCACGGGGAGCCGCCGGAGCAGGTCGGGAACCACGCGCTCGACCTTCGAGGTGCCGATGGTGACGGCACGACGTTCGAGCAGCACGGGCTGGCCCTGTTCGTCCTCGACACCTTCCCACGCGACGAGGCCGAACGCCGTGGCGTCGGTGTAGAGGCCCGCCAGCCCGCCGGGGCGATACTGACTGCCGAAGTCGGGGCTGCGGGTGTCCATGTCCAGCGCGGCCTGGCTGATCGCCATGTTCACGAAGGAAGGCAGGGCGCTGACGGTGAACGCCGCGCCCTCCACTTCCACCACTTGGGTTTTCAACGCTGCGAGCTTCATCCATCCTCCGCTGTCGGTTTGGCGCTGGCGCTGGCTACGCCGCGCAGTCCAGGAAAATCGTCATCTCGTTGTCGTTGCCGTAGAGGCTTCCCTCGATCTTGTCCACCGAGACGCCGTTGCGCTCCTCGCCGCTGATGCCGGTGATGACGAAGGTGTTGGCCTTCACATAGTGCTGCCACGTCGCGCCCGCACCAAACAGCGCCTTCAGCGACAGCGGCGTGCCCGCTGTCATCAGCGACCACCAGTTGATCGCCGCGCTGGGCGTCAGCCGTTCGGGCGTGAACGTGATCTTGGCGGCACGGGCGGTGATGAGGAAGCCCAGGACGCCACTGGCCTGCTGGCAGTCCTCGCGCATCTGCACGCTGAGGCCGAGGTCGATCTCGACCGACTGCACCGGCCCCATGCTGCTCGACACGTCGGTGTTGGTGCCGCCGACGTCCTTGATGAGAGTCAGCGTCGTGCCCAGCCACGCCTGCTCCTGCGTCGTCTCCTCGCTGCCGGTGTAGACCTGGCCAGCGTAGGCCGTGGGCGTGTTCCACCTGCCTTGAAACGTGAACTCGATGTAGGGGAACTGACCGTTGGTGAGAACGATCTTCGCCGAGCCAACGCAGCCCTGCAATTTCGACACCGTGCCGATGTTGGTGGACTGCGGGCTGTCGAGAATCCAGATCGACATCGAGTCCGGCCCGTTCGTCTGCGGCGGCGTGAGGCTGCTGCAGGCCAGAGTGTCGCTGGCGTTGGCCACGAACGTCTCGACCATGCTGCACGCCTTGATGAAGCGCGTCCAGCGCGGGATGCTCCCAACCGTGGCGACGGCACCACTCGGCCCCCACAGCGGCGTCTTGAACGTCACCTGTCCGCTGCGCTTGCCCACCAGAGACTTCTCGGCGCTCATGTTCGCCTTGTTGGTCGTTCGCGAGATCGTCTCCAGCGACGGGCTGCTCTTCAGGTCGTAGACCTCGATGAGGCCGCCACCGGCTGGCGCGCTGTCCACGCCGTAGGTCACCTCGCGCTGGGCGACTACGAACACCCGATTGGGAATGTGCAGGCTCACTGCTGGCCTCCTTCATCTTCGCCGTCGCCGTCATCCGGCTCGGGCGTGTCACCGCCACCTTCCGCAGCGGGCGGCTGCTGCTGATCCTGCGGCCCGTCATCTTCGACGGGCAGCGCGTTCACGAGTTCGCCGTTGGCGGCTCGGAAAGCGGTTCTCGGCATCGTCGTCTCCCTTCTACTTCGCGGGCTTCGGCCACACGCCGCGACACCAGTACGCCATGCGAAGCCTCACGCACAGCACATCGCTGTCGTCGACCTCGACATCGGACTCGATGAAGTCGCAGCGACCCCTGTGATAGGCGTTGGACGGGCACTTGTGTGGCACCGTGAGCAGCAGCATCACCTGTGTCACGATGTCGACAGCAGCCAGCCGTGAACTGCTCTTCCGAGAGACCTTCTGGCTCACCCAAACATCAAAGGGCTGAAGCCACGTCGGAGAGCTGCTGTCATCGGTTTGCGGCATCAGCGGAAGGGCCTCCAACCAGAAGTGGTTTGCCTGCTGCTGCGCCGTAGGTTGTGCGTCGCCAACAAGCGCGACGACAACGAACTGAAGTCCGTTCGCGGCTACCACGCCAGTGATCACCTCTCCGATGATGTCGCTGAGATAGGTCGCGTGATTGACTTGGTTCGGTGTCACAGGCATGTCTCACGCCCTTCCGAGTCGTGTCAGAGGCCCAGCGTCCACGGTCGTTGCGTTATCCTCGTTGCCATCTTCCATCAGTCGATAGCTGATGTTCGGCCATGCCTCGTTGAAGCGCTCCTCGTAGTCGGCCTGCACTTCAGCGAAGCGCTCGTCAGCCGAACCACCAGCACCAGTCTGCAAGTCCTGATGCAGAAGCTCCAACGCCTTGAATCCGATGACACGATTGAAGTGCGAGGAGTCGTCCTCGACAACCGTGTCGGGATCAACTCCCTGCTCTCGCAACAGGTTTTGAACGTAGGCGAACGCAGCAGCAGAGTAGGTCGTGAGGTCTGAGGTTGCGTAGCCATAGCGCGCCCACGAAGGCCACAAAGCGCTGAGCATTGAGGATGTCACGTTGTTCACGAGTGCCATGTCTCACGCCCTCACCTTCAGCAGCACTACTCGCCCTCGCCACCCTCGCCGCCGTTCGCCTTGTCCACGGCATCCTTCACGATGGAAGGATCTCCGAGGCTGGGGTTCGGCTCTTCCTGCTGTTTCAGCGACGGGGCCACGCTGGTCTGCACGCCGACCAACTCCCAGCCTTCCTTCAGGTAGGCGGGCAGATAACAGTCGCCGATGATGCGTGTCTCACGCTGCTTCGTCTTCGGGTTGATGCGCTTCACTTCCTGTGCCATCGGTCATTCTCCGCTGTCTTGGTTTGATGTGTCACAGGTTCCGGCGTGACGGCGACGGGCTGCTGCCTACCGTGCAGCGGAGGGAGTGCCCGCCGCCGTCTGCCAGAACCGGGGGGCGATTACTCGCTGCCGATCCACGCCGTGATCTTGCCCAGACCGCCCGTGAAAGTGCCGGAGGGCGTCGCGACGAGTCGGAGGTACCGCAGGCCCTTGCCGCTGGGGATCTCGATGCGCGTGTGGCCATCGCCGGAGTTGAGCTTGGCGAGGGTGACGGCCTCGGTGCTTCTGACAGTCAAGCCGCTGCCCGCCACGCCATCCGCGTCCATCTCCACGCTGAACACCACGCTGGTGCCACCAGCGAAGACCCCGGCGGGGTTGAAGTAGGCGTAGAGCTTCGTCGGCGCACCGGGAGCCGCGCTGCCGAGATCGATGAAGCTGCCGTTGAGGGCGGCTCCGGCGAGGGCCACGGCGTCGAGGGACACGCTGGCAGCGTCGACGGGCGGAGCATATCGCGCCCGAATGTCGGTGCCGATCTTGCTGAGCATGATGCCTCTCCTTTTTTTCGTTGTCGTGTGTCACAGCCCCTGCACAGGGTCGACGTGTCACACCGACGAAGGTGTCACCGAGCTACTTGTTGGTCTCGGTGGTCAGCAGGTTCTCGTCGATGTAGATGGGCAGGCCTCCGTAGTCGGAGAACCAGCGGCCCAGTTCGTCGCGGCGCAGGCTCACGGCGGCGCGGGCCTTCTTCTGGAACTGCAGGAAGCCCGTGCGCGGCATGACCACCATCGTCGGGTTGTCCACGCGGGACAGCGCATCGTCGAACTGGTCGAGGTCGAAGATGTTGCTGCTGCCCGCGTTCTTGATGTTGCCATACTGGCACAGCGCACGCGGCGACACCACGGCGATGCCCGCCTTGAAGAAGGCGTGGCCGAGGTAGCCCATCGTCTTCTTCGTCTCGTGCTTCTGCAGGCCGGGAATCATGCGGGCGTCGAGGTAGTCCTCGTCCTTGGGGATGATGCCCTGCACCTTGTTCGGGCCGAGGGCGAGAATCCACACGGAGTAGGTGTCACTGCCGCTGCCCGCCGCCGACACGAACTGCCCGCCGCTGGAGAGAATGCGCGTGTTCAGGCCGTCGAACGCCTTGGGGTTGACACCGCGATCCCCGTAGAAGAAGGCGTCACAGAACGTCTGCTTGATGACCTCGGCGGAAGCCATCAACTCGTCCGCCATCGCGGCGGCGGGGTTCCCGGTGATGGCCGCGCGGTCAATCCATGGGTTGTTCTCCAGCACCGCGCACCCTTCCTGATAGGGATTGACGACGCTCACGCTGGGAGTGATGGTGTCGTTGATGCCACGGAAGCCGATGGTGGGCAGCGCCTCGCGCACGGCGTACTTCTTCACGCCGCCGGGGCACCTCTCGAAGGGCAGGAACTGCATGATCGGCGACAGCTTGTTGAGCTGCTCGGCGATGAAGCCCACCTCTTCGCGCTTCGCCATCTCGGCGAGGGTAATGAACTCGGGCATGGGGTTCTCCTTGTCTGCGTTGTGTCACATGCGCGGCAGCAGCTTTCGCTCAGGCTTTGCCCTCGTACTGCTTCCGCAGTCGCCGCTCGAACTTGTCGCGGGATGTCTCACCGTTGGTCGTGTCCGGCCTTCCCGGTCGGCTGCGGCCCGCGCTACCGCTGGGAGCCTCCTCGCCATCGTCGGCGAAGAGTCCCGCCTCGCTCAGTCGCTCGAACGTATCGAGATTGAACTCGATGTCGGCCACCTCCTCGCCGTCGCGGAAAACTCCCTTGTCCATCGCGCCCTTGAACTTGGGGTCGTCCTTGTGCTTCTCGGCGAGGGCTTTCCACCGCTTCGAGCGCTCCTTGTTCACGCTCTCCTCGACCTTGCGAAGCCGCTCCAACTCGGCGTTGGCTGTCTGGAGTTCGCCCTTCGTCCTCGTCAGGAGTTCCTGCGTGTCACCGCGACGAGCAGCGTCAGCCTCCATCAGCGTCTCGACCTGTTTCGTGAGGTCGGTGACCTTCGCAGTAAGCTCGGCCTTCTCGGCTCCGTGCTTCTCGATGATCTTGTTGAGGCGACTCTGCGGCACCATGTTCTCGCTGCCGCCCTTGTCGCCCTTGTCGCCCTTGTCGCCACCGCCACCGCCATCGGTGTCGCCAGCTTCGGTCATGAGACGCTTGTTCCACCAGTCCTTCACGTCGAGCCTCCATCAGTTTTCCGCCCTGCGGCGACATCAGGTTTCAGCCCTGCGGCCCCGACACTCAACGCCAGTCGGCTGCGATGTGTCACAGAATCTTCGTGCCCGCGTCGTACTCTTCGCGGGTGATTGGCACGAGACGGCAGCGGCAGTTGTGGTGACACTTCGTGGTTCCCGTTGCGGGCATGCCCTTCGCCACCATCTCCGCTGCTGTGCCAACCTTGTTGTTGCGCTCCGTGCAGTCAGCGCAATGTTTCGCCGTTGGTTCCCATGTCCAGCGGAAGTACGGCGACTCCTGCTGCACCTCTCCGAAGCTCGCCGAGTACGTCATGGCGTTGATGCCGCTCATGATCTCGCGTGTCATCGCGGACGCTGCTGCTTCGAGTCTCTCCTCTGCGTTGTCGCGCATCCATGCTGTGATCTGTCGCTGCGTCATCCCGCTTCCTGCCATCATGGCAACGTCACCAGACACGGACTCGGCAGCGTTGCGTGACACGCGCCGAACGTCTCGAATTGTCAAGGCGATGGTGAGCGGTGCGGTCAACATAGCGTGTCACACTTTCAGCTTCACAGGGATCTCGCCGCTGAATCTTGCTCCATTCGATAGCTGTTTCAACACTTCCTCACGGATAAGGTGGTACGAGATGTTGTTCGTCTCATCTGTGACACCCCACCAGTTGTGCGTGTCAGCCCCCGTGTTGACATCAGGGTTGTCCTTCTGGTTGTAGGCTCCGACCTCAGCGAAAGTCGCTCCACTCTTCACGGCCTTGCGCTTGCCATTTGCAGGAAGGCCGGGATGCGTCTCGTCGCTGAGATAGATCAGGAGGCTCATGTCTTTCACTTCGCTCTTGATCCCCTTGTCGAGGAGAGCGCCTGTGGCACGAAGCCTCGTGCTGCCGATGATGCCGTGGGCCTTCCGTGCCAGCAGTGTAGACTCTCGAAGCGGATGAACTGTGCCTCCGTCGATAGCGCGGCGGCTTCGGACGTAGGATTTCATCTGCTTGACAACCATGCTCACGACGTTGGAGAGGACGCCTTTGAGCTTGAGTTGCGGCCAGCTTGCTTTCGGCTTCGCCACTCTCGCCTCACTTCCTTGCCGTAGCGTTTGCCTTCATCGCGTGCTTCAATGAGCATCCGGCGTGTCACATCAACCGCCACGCGCTCCAACTGCGCGAAGGCGCGTGCGCGGCCTTCAGGCGTTGCCAGCATCTCCGGCTTGATCGTCTTCGCCGCTTCCAGCATCGCCGCCCTCACCCTCTCGTGGAGACGTGTCACCGCCTCCCAGTGCGTCTTCGACGCTTCGAGCGAGTAGGAGTTCATCGTTGATCGCCTTGTTCTTGCGGAACTGCTCCATCGCAGCCTTCTCGTCGAGGTCGGGATTGAGTTCCATGATGAAGTCGACTGGCGTGCGGATGTGGTTGGCGATCTGGTGTTGCTGCAACTGCACGACGTCTGCCGTGCTGGGCTTCACGTCCAGTTCGGAGAAGTCGACGTGGTAAACGAGACTCTCCTCGAATGTGACACCGCCATCGACTTCCAGCACACGGCGCAACACAGTCCACAGATCAGCCTCGAAGCGCCGGAAGGACTCCAGTCGCTGCTCACGAATCTCCTCGAGGTCGGCGTTGTCCATCTGCTTCGACACGCCGCTCTTGTTGTCGACGGCCGCGTTGACCACGCTGGCGACGCGCTCGCTGCTGAGGCCGTAGCGCCATGAGATGAAGCCCACCAGCATGTTGAGAATCTTGCTGATGGGATCGAGCAGAGGATCGGGTGTCACGAAGGACAGGCTCGGCGGCACTTCACCCTCGGCCACATCCTCCACGAAGATGCCCACGCGAGGGCCAAGCCCACGAGAAGGCTGCTGGTTCGTGACACCGCCGCTCGTCTCCGACTGCACCGTGACTTTGCGACCGAGGCCCGTGTTCACGCCGAACGGGATCGAGAACCCCTGCTGCATCCCATTCTCCAGCAGCAACGCAAGCTGGGCGATGAACTGCACATTGGCGTCCACGAGGTCGTCGGCACCAGCACCCCAGAACTCGCCCATGTCCTCCATGCGCAGCACGGCGAACGGAAGCATGCCGTACTTGTTGGCCGTGTCGTCACTACCATCGAGGCCTGTGACACCAGTAGTCGTGATCTCTTCCGCCGTGGTTGCCGTCCAGCGTGTCACATGCCACGACTTCGCGCCGAACTCGCTGACCATCTGCGTGTAGTACTGCACCGCTTCCGGCTTGAGGTAGTCGGCGTCGAGGCCCTTCACGTCGGTGTGAGCGGGATTGTAGGTCAGGAAGCGCACCACGGGAATCTTGCCGACGAAGCCATCCACCACGGGCCGCACGAGAACCGTGTTGAACAGGAAGCCCAGCGCATCCCACGAGCGACTGGCGCTGTCGATGTCGCTCTTGACGAGAATTTCCTTGAGCCGCTCGCTGGCCTCGTCCTTGCCGTCGGTGAAGTAGCGGCGGGCGGGTCGCTTGTAGACCATCGCGATCTGCGAGGCCACGCGCCTCGTGATGTTCACCAGCAGGCGAGGAATCTTCTCGATATCCACGTCGGAGACGCGACGGAGTTCCGCGTCCACAAGCTCCAGCACCTCTTCGCGGAAGCCGTGGTACACATTGAGCATCTCAGCCGCACGCTCACGACGAGCCTCCTCTTCGGCTGCCGCAAGGCCCTGAAGCTGGAAGGCTTTGTCCATGCCGACGCCGGGGATTGGCATTACGTGTCCCTCGTGACTGTGTGCGCGTGTCACGAAGGTGCTTCAACAGCCTCTCGTTTCGCAAGGAGCGATTCTATTCGGCCTCAGCTTCGCCGTCTGGTGTGGTGGTGTCTTCGGTGAGAGGATCGAGGACGGAGTAGCGGTCGCGGCGGCGGGCGTAGACGGCCACGCAGTCGCATGTGGTACCAAAATTGTCGGCGACGAGTTCCTGTGCATCCGCAACAGCGAGACCTGTGTCACGGAGCGCCCAGTAGCTGCAATGGATGCGGATGCGACGGAGCTTCGACTGGCTGATGATCCCGGCCTCTGCCAGCACAGCAGCAGCGCGGAGCGTCTTGTTACTCATGCTGCCCTCCTGCCTTTGCCGCTCATGCGCTCCTCGATTGTCGGGCCAGCCTTCCAGTCGCGGAAGATGCGGTAGCCGAGAGCCGCAGCCGCGTGTCCCAGCGTGCCCTTCTGGTCATCCTCTTCTCGCGTGCCCTCGCGATAGGTCTGTCTCACAAGGTCGGTGACCAGCGGCTTTCCACGCTCCTCGTCCACCAGTAGCCGATCGCTGGACACAAAGGCGTTCACAGCCGCATGGCGATCAGGTTGCCACGGGTTCGTCTTCATCCATCGCGTGTCGTAGCCACGGCCCTTCGCGTGCCACGCTGTGCCGATCACACCGTTGCCAGCAGAGACGCCGATGATGTCGCGGTCGCTTCGTCCTGCGGCACCGCTGCTGCGATGGCCCTTCCCTGTGGCGTCGCCGTAGATCAGGCATGGGCCACGATGGTGCCCGAACTCCTTGAGCGCAACGTGACACGCATCCTCTGTGCTGGACGAGCGCGGTTGCAGCACCGCAAGAACGAGCAGCCGTGGATGCTGATACTGTGTCACGACAATCGTCATCGGATTCACGTTGAAGTCGAAGCAGAACTCGATAGGCAAGTCGGGGTCTCGCATCTCGTAGACACCGCGTGCCACATGCTTGTCGCGCCGGAAGCCGGAGTAGATGGCTCCCGTCGTGAGGTTCACGAACTCGCCGAAGATGTAGGCTTTGATGCGCTGCGGGTCGTAGTCCCTCATGAGGTCGTTGATGTAGTCCGGCGGAAGGTTGTCCGCGTTCTCGTAGGTGCTGGCGCGGAAGAGTTGGTAGTGCATCGCAAGCTCGGGCCGTGTCACAAGGCGGGACTCCCACCACTCCCAGAAGAAGCCGAAGCCCTCTGGTGTGCCAGCGATGTCGAAGCTGTTGGTGGCTCCCGGCACACGCAGACGCGAGAGCATCTTCTTCCACATCACCTCGATCTTCGACACCCGCGTGCGGAAGCACAGTTCGATCTCGTCGCCGAGGATGAACGGGAAGCCCGGCCCCATGTAGCGGTCGTAATTCTCGGCAGAGAGCAGGCGCATGTGACACTCGCGCCCGCCAAACGTGAAGGTCAACAGATGGTCGTCTTGCTTATAGTGGTGCGGGATGCGGTAGGAGTCGAACAGGTCCATCAAGTTCGGCTGCACGAGGTTGGAGATCATGTCGTAGGTGGGCGCGAGGTACACTCCCGGCGACTTGCGGCTCATGTAGCGGTGGTTCTGCTCGATGCGACGCAGCAGCTTCGCGCGCAGGCCGTGAGACTTGCCAGCACCCATGCCAGCTACCATCAGGCCGTGCTTGGCGTCCGACTCTGCGAATTGAATCTGCGTCGGATTGAGTTCCACCAGCGCATCCACGGCGCGGCTCATGCTTCGTCCTTCGTCTTGCGTGGCACGAACTTGAAGCCCACAACCTCAACCGCATCGCTCGGCTCGTCTCCAATTCCGGCCCGCCTCTGCTGGTCCACGATCTCGGGATTGAAGTGGGCGTTGCGGCGGTCAAGCCAGTAGCGGATCATCGGGCCGTCGCCGCCACGCACCAGCTTGAGGCCAGCCGTGACAACAAGGGCCCTCGCTTGTGCAAGGGCCTGTCTCACGAGGAAGTCCACCGCCTCGTCACGCTGTCGCCGCTTCGCAAGTGTGTCTGGCACGACGTTTGCAAGGAAGCAGGCATCGTCGATGCTGAGACTGCTTTGAATGCCTCTCAGTATCAATTCGAGGCGTTCATCCGTGAGTTGAACGTGCGGCTTCCGAGGCTTGATCGCAGATGGTGTCACAGGAAGGTTCGTAGCGTCCTTGGCGGCAGCTTTGCGGCTCCGTCTCACGGGCTTGGGTTCGGGCTGCTTTGGCTTTGCCATGACAGGTAGAAACCTCAGCGAATGAGAGCGGTGAACTCGGACCTCGCCGATTCGCTTGTCATGAAGATGCCACGAAGGGCACTCGTGACCGTCTGCTGGCCTTGTGTAGCGACCCCACGACTCTCCATGCACAAGTGACGGCAGCGGAGTACCACGGCCACCCCAAGCGGCTCCAGATTCTTCTGCAAGGCATCAGCAATCTGATTGCCGAGGCGCTCTTGCACTTGCAGGCGGCGTGCGAAGACTCGTGACACGCGAGTCAGCTTGCTGAGGCCCACCACTTTCCCTTGCGGAATGTATCCGATGTCAGCGACTCCGAAGAACGGAGCGAGGTGGTGTTCGCAATGCGAGTAGATGGGTATGTCGCGGACGACAACCAGTTGGCTGTGTTGGCCGACATAGTGTTCAGCACCGTCCTCGAACACCTTGAGGACGCTCTCCACGTCCTCGTCGTATCCACCGAACCACTCGCCCCAAGCCTTCGCGACGCGCTTCGGTGTCTCTTCGAGTCCACCTCGTGCCACAGGTTCGATGAGTCGCACCAAAGCGGAGGCGATCACCAGAGCAGCCTTGTCGTTCATTCCAGCCCCATCAGCTTGTGGGTTTGCAGACTCAGACGCCAGCCGGCCAAGTCGGGATTGGAAAGCAGTTCCTGCGCTGCGACCCAGCAGTCACGAGAGGCAGACACCTCTCCTTTGCCGTGTGTCACGTCGATGGGCTGGATGAAGTGGGCATCGGCTTTGATGCCGACAGTCTCAGGATTGACAGTCCGCCCGTCCGGTGTCGGGAGCCACGGCCACAAGAGCTTCAGCGTGTGGCAGTAGCCGAGGATGAGGTTGTCCAGCGTCTTCGGAGAGCAGACGATGTGGATGCTCGCCACGCGCCGGAACTTCGGTGACACGGTGCCATTGGTTTCCACGTTGATCTTGAAGTAGAGTGCTCGCAGACGGTCGACGAGGGGCTGATCGAGTTGCAGCAGCGGCTCTCCGCCCGTGAAGGTGACGCTTCGAATGTGGCCTGCCGCGTTGCGGATGCGGTCCACCAGTTCATCCAAGGTGTCGGAGAAGTTCCGCTTGAAGTTGGTGTCACAGATGCGGCACTTGGCTTCGGCGCGATGGTGTTCGTTGCCGTCCCAGAGGTTGCAGCCAGCGAAGCGGACGAACACGGTCGGCTCCCCGGCTTTCGATCCCTCGCCTTGGATGCTGAGGAACACGCTGGTCAAGTGATAGCGGTCGCTCATGCTGTGGCACCTCCGTGTCGCGGCAACATCATCTCCTCGGCGTTGTCCAAGGAGCAGGACGCGACGCAGTTCTCAGTCTCCTCGATCTCCACACGGATGCACACGCAACCCAGCGGGCCAAGTAGGTCGGGCAGCACATCACAGAGCAGATGCTCGGCCATGCCCTCGGCGGTCGGCGGGCCTTCCGGCATGATGTAGCGACGCATGTCCATCGAGTCGATGAGGTTCAACACATCTCGATCGGTCCGGTCGGCGATGAAAGCGTGATCCCAGTTCTCGTCAATCCACCCCTTCACGGCCCGCTTCACGTCGGCGAAGTCGAGAACCATGCCCTCCTTCGTCTCGGGTGCCACGATGGTGACACGGAGGACGTAGTTGTGGCCGTGGAGGTTGCGGCATCCGCCCTTGTGCAGCGGGAGTCGGTGCCCAGCACAGAACGGGATGCGTCGGGTGATCGTCAGCATGTTTGGCCCCTTTTGGTTTTGGTGACACGGGTGAGAATGAAGACCCAAGCAACGCCACCGACGAACTTGTAAGCCCACTGCTGGATTGAAAGCGCAGGGACGATGACAGCGAAAGCGACGAGCGGGAACACCACGGAATCGACAGCCGCAGAAGCAGCGTTCGAGGCGTTCATCCGCCACGCCCTGCTTCTGTTACTGAGGCCGTGGTACACAAAGGCGTCAGCGGCTCCAGCGGCAGCGAAGCTCACGAACGAGGCGACGGCGACACGCCATGAGTAGGGGTTCGCGAGCATGGAGAACACCGACCCTCCAGCCACCAGCATTGCCATCCGGCTCCACAACGAAGGCCCTCGCCACCTCTCGTGCAGCGTGTCACGAACCGTGAGGTCGAATGGTATCAACACGAAAGCGGTGAACGGGAGCGCAGACTGGCCGTAGGTGTTGACAACCATGTTCGCAGCTACCGCCGATGATAGATAGAGAACGATGATCCACGCGGTGTTCATCGGAAAGCCTCCACCCTTGCGCCGTGAGCGTGGTCCTCCCAAACCTCGCACGCCGTGTCACAGCCACACATCGACCCCATCGCTTCCATGATGTTCCGCGCCCACGTCTCGCACGACCAGCGAGGCGTCTCGCTGTTGTCACGCAACAGGCCTCGGATCACAGCGTCGAGTCGTTCACGAACGTCGTGGAACTCAAGCTCTCTCTCTTCGTGTGACACCACAGCCTCGAATCGAACACGGAAAGCGTGGAAGTGCTGACACCTCAAGTAGGCTCGATGGTCGGGTGCGGTTGTCCACGCATGTGAAGCGAAGAACTCGGTGGCGACGATGATTCTCGTGTTCATTCGAACGGGCTCCTCACTTCTTCTTCGGCTTCGAAGAGATAGCGTCCGATTTTGGTGTGGCACATCGCATTGAACACGCGAACACCATAGCGGCTGAACATGAAACGAGAGTAGCGGATGTTCGACCTCAACGTGACACGGCCCATGATGTTTTCATCCTTGGGTTCATCCTTGCCTCCAGAGAGCTTTCGAAACTCATCTGGAAGCCTGTGATGGCTGCTCCCATAGCGGTTCGATTGCTTTTCGAGATCAGCAGATGTGACACCCATTGTCGCCAACGCTCTCCTCTGTGAGAGCGTCAACGGAATTCTCTTGAACACCTTGCCGCTCGGCCTCTCGGTGTCGAAAACTCCACCGCCCGTGTAGACTGTGAGAAGTCCATAGCGGTAGCCGCTCACCGCGTTCGACGAGTCGCACGAATAGGGCCGGAACCTGCAGAGCATGTCGTGATTGGTGTAGCCGAGCCAATGAACTCGCCGACCTCTTGACCACGAGTGCTTGAGTGCCACATAGGACTTCGGCGAATGCAGTCGGTGTGGCCTTCGCAGTCCAGCAAGTGCCACGTACTCGCTGAACTCGAAAAGCTCATCGAGACGCTGCTCGTCGTCTCCCCACACATGAATGGGGACGGGCTTCAGCCCTTCGGACAACATGACACGGAGGTTCTCTGCTGTCGCCTCGGGATTGCCAACCACATCGAGCGCCATGTAGCCGTGAAGGTAGCTGCCCCACTTGTGCAAGAAGGCCATGTAGTCGTCGAGCTTGATCGTCCATCCAGCGTTGAGTGCTGTGAATCCACCGCTGTCGAGGAGCCACAAGAACCCCGGCCTCTCGAACATGGCCTGCAGCGTTTCGTCAGGAAGGTCGCCGAAGTAGGCGTAGCTGATGAGAACATGGTTGGGGTCTTGCATCAGTAGAGAACCACCTTGAAGCCCCACCCATTCTGCTCCATCGTGTCACGGATTGCGGACTCGACTTCACTTCCGAGGTTCTGTGGGATGCCTTCGATCTTCACGCTTTTCGTGTCACTTGTTGGGTCGTAGGGTTCAATGTCCAGCTTGGCCGGATGCCGGGAGGTGCCAGCGATGAGTTCATCGATGTCCCTTTCGCTGAAACCAGTCGCCGCCAACAGGTCGTCTTCGAGCTTCTGGATCGTTGCCGCAAGCGAGCCGAAATCCCACTCGGCAAGCTCGGCGGTTCGGTTGTCCGCGATGGCGTATGCAACAGCCTCGCTCCCCGATAGCCTGCTGCGTGCCACATCGATCTCCACCCACCCCAACGCACGAGCCGCGATGAGTGTGCCGTTGCCAGCGATCACCACGTTGTCGGCCCCGACCACGATGGGACGCTGCTGGCCGAAGCGGGCGAGGCTCCCCTTGATGGCTTCGAGATTCCGCTCGTTGTGTTGCCTGAGGTTGCTGGGGTCGATGATGAGGGAGTCGGTCGCCACTCGCTCCACAACCACGGCGTCTTGTTTCTTGCCTGTCTTCGCCATGTGTCACGCCCTCGGAGTCTGGAGGCTGATGTGGACTCCGCGAAGCGGCTTCGGTGTCATCTGCGGGGCGGGCCGCCCTGTGGTTTCCTGCTGGGATTCCACGCGCCACAGGCTTTCACCGGGAGCGGAGGATGCGCTGATGTAACCAACGGCCTGTCCGGTCTTGCGCTGCAAGTCGTTCAGCAGCGTGAGGATGGCAAGCTCCGTGGTGGCTCGCTCCTTGTCGATGTCCTGTTGTGTCACGATCCGATCTCCTTGGCTTGTGGATAAGTGTGGCACGCAAGATCGAGAATCCACAGCGCGTCAGCTTCGTTGTCGTCGACTGGCCTCCAGCCTCGGAGCTTCGCCGCGCCGATCATCTTCTCCTTGTCGCAGTTGCCCTTTCCTGTTGCGTGCTTCTTGATCTCGGACGGAGTGAAGTGCGTGTGCTGGATGTTGTGCTGGGCGCACCACGCTTGCAGAATCATCTCCAGCCCGCCGTAGATGTGGGCCGCTTGCGTGTTGGTGTGTCCACGCTGGCCGTGGTGTTCAACCTTCTCGTAGGCAACGAGAAACGGCCTCCACCCCTGAGAGTGAAGGCCGTCGAGCCATTGCCAGAATCGAAGGCCGCGCATCCCCGGCGACTCTCCCTTGCGAACTCCGATGTAGGCGCTACCGCTGTGGATCACAGTCCCAGCAGAGAACGCCCATCCGAAGGTCGTGCCGAGATCGACGCCGAGGATGCAACGTGCCACGCCCCTACTCCTTCACGGCAGCGGCCACCACCTCGGAGGGCAGCGCCGACTTACCGGTCATGATCTCGCCGCTCTTCGTGTTGACGACCGTGACACGGAGAACGCCATCCTCCTCGCTGACCTTGGCCTCGTAGCAGTAGGAGTCGGCAAACAGCGGCGCACGCTTGGCCCAGCCGTTCACGCTGTCCACGCGCTCGGACAACCACTCGACGTTGTGTTCGACGAACTGGATCGCGGCCTGCATCCGCAGCACCTCGTTCATCTTCTCGGCGGTGACGAGGCCCTCGCGGGCCTTCTTCTCGATGCCGCGCATCATCCGCCAGAACTCAGCCCAGCCGCCCGTGGCCGTCATCTCAGCGGAGTCGACGATGGCGCAGACCTCGCGGTAATAGGGAGCGAGGTCGCTCCCGGCCTGCTCCTCCTTCGGCACGATGGAAGCGGCCACCACCTCCACGCCTTCATCAGGGGCCTTGGGGACATGCTTGCTGTGGGCGTCGACGCGCTGCACGGTCTTCATCGTGCCACCACCCTTGTCACTCTTCGGCTTCGTCATGAGGAACCTCCATGGAGAACATATCTCCGGTTGAATTGGTGCGCTGCTGCTTCTGCTTCGGATACTCCCGATGCAAAGTGGAAGCGGCCTCGCGTGTGAGAATCTGCTCAAGGGTTCGAAAGCGTTGGTTCATCGAGTCCTCGTCAGCAAAGCTCTCGTGACACACACGATCACGACCTTGCCAGACGATTCGATAGGGCCTGTCGAGTTTCACTCCTCGTCCTCCGTTGTCACAGATGTCTTGCCCTTGTTGGACACGCGGTAGTGCGTGCATGTGACACGAGAATCTCTGCTGCCGATTCGACGACACGCAGAGACAAGGGAGATCAGGCTCTCGCGTTCGTTGTGTTCAAACGCTTGGCCGTGGTGACGCTGCTTGAGTCTTGGATTGCGGTAGTCATTGGACACCGGGAGTTCGATCAGTCCCCAGCCGAAAGGCAGTTCTTCGGCCCTGAGTAGTCCTTCGGGGCAAACGTAGCACCTTCGATTCCCAAGTCCAACCCCTGTGTCACGCCATTCTTTCTTGCGGTCGGCATGGAAGTCGCTGCGGCTCGTCTTCGCTTCGAGAACCCAGCATGTGCCATCAGCTTCCCAGCCGATGACATCCGGCTCCTCGTTGGTCGTGTTCTTCCAGCCGCTTCTGGGTTCTGTGACGACCACCACGCAGCCCCGGCTCATCAGCCACTTGCGACCGAGATCGACGAGGAGGTTGTGTGTCACACCATGCTCCCGCGCCGTGGGCCTTGGCTTCGTGAGACGCCATGTCCGCACCACCAGAGCGGGCCACATCTCAGCCTCGTCTGGCTTGTCAACAGGATGTGCCCACGCGCTCGACGGCCCGTTCGTGATGAGGCCGATGTTGGTGCTGACTCCGATGACCACCATCTCCACCCAGCCGCTGCCGACCTTCCGCCAGAGATGTCGGCCAACCTTGAACTTCTGGCTCATCACAGCACCTCGTAGGTTTCAGTTGCGAAGAGCGTGACCCCACCGCCGTTCTCAAAGTCGGCGACACGACAGCCGAGAAAAGCTGCCTCGTTCCGATACGGCCCACGATAGGGTTCGATGCGCTCCACGCGGCGGGCACTCCCCGGCGAGTACATGGTGACAACGAGGTCGCCCACCTCTACATCTCTGCCGAGCTTCCGTGTCACATGCCCCTCCTGTTGTACTCGGTGGGTGACATCGACAGCGCGATCTCGGCCTCGGCGGCAATCTCTTCGGCTGAGGTCGTGCAGCCGCGCAACTGGTGATTCTCATTGACACGACGGCGTGTCTCGGCAAGGAGGCGCTTGTGGAGTCGCACCAGCTTGGCGTCCTCGAAGCTCTTCACAGGTGCCACACCGACGAGCGGCATGATCTGGTCGAGCATGATCCGCACGTCTGCCAGTTCCTCCTGCACATGCTCCAAGCTATCGGAGCGGCGGAAGTTCACGAGGCGGATGATGGCCGCTGCCGCCTCGGCCATCTCTTCTGCGGCCTTCATCATCTGGCTCTCAGCGCCGTTCAAGTAGACAGCCCAAGCCAGCACGTTCTCTCGATCCTGTTGTTGCATCTCAACTCCCTGCACTTTGGCCGTGTGTCACGTTCCACGTGGAACATCGTCCCCGCCCTGTTCTACGACCGCTCGGCGTAGAACCACCTCAACGCCCATTGCCACAGACAACTCCCTCGCAACGGTTGCAGCCGCCTGATGCGTCATCCACGAGGCGAAGTCGCAAGTGATCTCAAGAGAGAACCCTCTTCGCACGCTCACGATGACACGCTGGAGATCAGGGTCGGCCATGATTCCACTCCCTGACGAGGCGGTACTCGGCGATGCGATTGCTGCCGAATCGGCCCAGCATGAGGACACGATGCGTGTCGATGATGTGACCTCGACGGCGCAAGTCGTAGATGCGGCTGGCGAGCCTCATGCAGCCGAGTTCACGGATTGCGTCGAGTTGTGTCACCGGCTGCTCGCGCAGAAGCTCCAACAACTGTTCGCATTGCTTCTCGGCTGTTTTGCGGTTCACGCTCACCGTGTCACCTCCTTCGCCTTCGGTGTGGGAAGCCCGCCAATGAACACGGCCTCTCCACTGGTGAGCTTCCATCCACGCTTCTTCGTCGCTCGGTAACCACGAGCGGCACGAATGCGAGAGGCGAGCGTCTCACGCATCGCGGCCTCAAGGTCATCGAGTTCCTTGTCACCGACTTTCGAGTAGCCGCCCTGATGGAGAATCAGCCGGAGTTCGCTCCGACTCAACAACCTCCCAGCGACACGCTGCCTCTTTTGTGTCACAGCACGTTCCTCCATCGCTTCAAGTCACAGTGGTTGTTGCCGCAAGCAACGTGCTCTCCTCTGTGCCCAGCAGGACGAGTGCAGATGCTGCCCTTCCACATGCTTCCGCATACCGCCGTGTCACGACCATCGCGGTAGGTCGGAGCGCAGAAGCGGCACCGCTGCTCGCCGTCCACTCGATACTTGGCCTCCGCTGGTTTTCGGGGCCGCACCTTGTATGGCAGCACAGCACAGCGACGGATGATTACTTGTGACACAACTTCTCCCGATTTCTGTGGTCGATGTAAGACTGCACGAGAGGGATAAGCGGCTCCGGCACCGTGTAGTGCTGGGCACCTTCTCGCGGCAGCTTCCGAAAGATTGAGTGCCACACGAAACCTCGCGACCACAACCGTTCGACACGAATCTGAAGAACTTGGAAGTAGCCTCGTCCGTCGCGATAGGCGTATCCGGCCCACGTGAGAAACGCCTTGAAGTCGTCGAGCTTGTCAACGTGGAGAAGATTGCGGCGAGCCATCGTTTCCTCCTTCACGCTCTCGCGGCCTGTTGTCGGGTTCGCAGAAGTCGACACCGTACTCTCGCTGCCAGCATGGATCACAGAGCGTGAATCCCGGCTGAACTGGTGTGCCACACGCACGGCATGTCTTCGCCTTCTCAGCGACCCTCTCAACACAAGGCCCGCAGCGGTCGAGTTCTTTCTTCAGCTTACTCATGTCGTCTCCTTTGGTTCGTCTGCGCTGAGATCGAGCGGCCTGAGATCGGCGAGCCGCTGCTGCACCCATTCCGCCCGCTTTCTCACGTGCCACGGCGGTTCATGACTCCACTTCGCCTCGTGTTCCAACGCCTCGCGTTCTCGCCAGAGTCCACGGCCACGCAACCACACCCTCGCTTCGGGGAAGCGTTTGGCGAACTCCTGCCAGTCGGCTGCAATGAGATGCTGCACACTACACCTCCAGCACAAGCTGCGTTGTGCCCATCGACTCCCCGCCACGAGTTCTCGTGGTGGAGATCTCCACTCGTGTTCCACTCGGCCACCATGTGTTGACGAGCGGTGTTGCGTGTGTCACAGCCGCCCGCTGCTCCTGCGGGAGCGGGCAATCGCCTCGAATGCCGTTTCGAGGACACGCGATGCTGTTGAGGCCAAGCTCTTCTTCTTCCGCCATGAGGCCACAGATGTTGATGCTTCGAAGCCTCTCACCACAGTTCCTGCACTCCATGTGTCACCTCAGCACTACTGTCCATGCAACGCGGCCCTCGCAGTCTGTTACCACGAGCGTCTCGCTGCCGACCGTTGTTTTCGCCTTCTGCGCTTTCTTGATGATCGCATGCTCTACCGCCCGAGCGGCTGCACCACAAGGAGCGCACGCCATGATGTCGCTCTGCCTTCGTGTCATCTTCACCGTCACGGGTCACCTCTTCACGATGTAGAGGACACCCAAGTACGGCGATCGCTCGACCTTGAATCTTCCGCTGGCTGCGAACTGAGTCTCATCGAGGCGTGACACAAGTGCTGAGAGGATTCTCTGTGCCCTCTTCACCATCTCGACGTTGATGCCCGCTGGAGTTTCCTTGCGTCCGTGGAACGCTATGAGCGCCTCAATCATCTCGCGGTCGCCTGTGCCCAGCCGCTTCATCAATCCCCAAACGTGGAGCGAAAGCGGCTCCGTTGGTGGTAGTGCCACGATCTCGGTCATGCTCACCTCTTGGAATCTGGCGACCACTCACCACGGAGAAGCCGCTCTTTGTTCTTGATCGCCCACGGGAAGCTCACCACACCAGCCTCCTCGCGGAGCCACTTGTTCGCACGCACGGCGAGCGCCATGCGTTTCGCCTCTTCCTGTGTCACAGAGGCCACAACGCGGATGAATTCATCGGAGTAGGCGTCGACTTGTTCCTGTGTCACCGCGTGTCGTGTGCCTTTGAGAATGCGAGTCCATTCGTGGACAGCAGCCATAGCGGCATCACACTCCTCGTCGGAGGCCTCTACTGGAGCGGGCGCTTGGGAGGGTTTCCCAACGCCTACGCCAACGCCTACGCCAACGGGGCCTATCGGTGGGGTTATCGATAGGTCATTCGATAGGGCTATCGATAGGTCATTCGATAGGGCGTGAGGTAGGGCAATGAGGTACGCAACGGCCCTCTCCCTCAACGGGCACGCCGGGGCCTGCTTGATGTTGGTGGCGAGGCCCTTCAACTGCTTCGCGTTGGAGCATCGTGCCATGTCGGCGACTGCAATGCCGGGAACCCACAGCAAGTCGAGAGCGGCATCCCACTCCACGATTGACTCCGACACTCTGAGTAGAGAGTTCTCGACTTGTGACACGCTCAGACCTGTGTAGTGTGCGAGACGCTTTGCGCTCACCGTGAACAGACCGCCCCAGCGGCGATCTGGAAGGCACCAGCAGGAGAGGACGATGAGCCGTGCGTGCGGCTCAAGGCTCACAAGTTGGTCGAGCGTGGTATCTGGAACGAGATTGAACCCCACGCGATCCTCCTGCGTTGATAGCGGGAGCGGCCAGCAGTATCGGCCAGCCGCTCCCTCGTGGAGTTCTCAGAACGGAAGGTCATCAGCGTCGCCGCCGCCCTGCCAAGTGGGATCGGTGCCGTCAGGACTGAGGCCGTAGTTTCCTGTCGCTGCCGCAGGACGTGACACACCAGCCCCGGTGTCGTAGTCCACCTCGTGCTTCGAGAACACGCTGCAACGGAAGGCCACCACCTCGGCGAATCGAACCTTGCGGCCTTCCTTGTCTTCGAACTCGTTGTAGGTGAGGCGACCTTCGGCGAGTATCGTGTCGCCCTTGCGTGCGTTTCGGACGCTGTCGTGGCCGTCCCACACGATGATCTTGTGCCAGTCGGTCTTGTCTTTGCCTGCGCTGGTGGCAACGCTGAGGCTGGTGATGCTCTTGCCGCCCTGTGTCACGCGGTTCTCAGCGTCCTTGCCACAGCGTCCACAGAGGATGATGAGGTTGTGATCGAGTGCCATCAGGACTGCCCTCCTTCTTCGCTGCGAAGGACACGGCTCCCGTGTCCAACACCGTGCGGGCCTTCGACACCAGCAGCGGCAAGGGCTTCAAGACTGGAGATGTGCTGCTGGATCGCTGCCATCACACTCGCCCGCTCCTTCGGCCTCCGCTTGAGTTGCATGAGTTCCATCGGGAGGCACGCATTCGCTGCCGCCTTCGCAGCGTCGACCGTGGCACACGCCATCACCTTGCCGAGAACGCTCTCTGTTAGTTGGTTGGTTTCCTCGTCGGAGAGCGCCTTCTGTTGTGCGGCTGGTTGCGGTTGCGGCTTCTGCTGACTTGGAGGCCGCATGACCTCGCGAGGCTCCGCGTTGTCGGAAGGAATCTCGCGAGTATACTTGCTGCCGTCCCACGCGCCAGCGTAGATGTCTCCAGCAACGCCGATGGTCTTCGCGCACACGCTGATGGCGTCGGTCACGGCCATCTTGTAGCACTCGTCGTTGGGCTTCTCAGCCATCGCCACGCGCATCTTGTCGCGAGGGCTGTCAGGGTCTTGAACGAAGCCACCCTCGACACTCACCATCTCGTTGCCGCCGATGCCCTCGATGTCTTCGCTCCGCTGGTGTGTCACAGGGTCGCGGTACCACAACGCAATCCTCGCAAAGGCGAGGACAACGCCGCTCTTGTCGCTCGGCTTGACGTTCCACAGCTTGAGGATGCGGTAACCCCAGCCGATTCCAACGGGGCCGAACACCGCCGTGAGCGCCTCGATGCGCCATTGCGGATTGATGTCGGTCTTGCCGTTGAGGTGCCCGCCGCTGATCTGCCGAAGCGCGGTCCCCGGCGGCTGTCTCACGCGGTTATAGAGGCGAAGGTTGCCGATGGGTTCGCCAGCGTCGGTGTCGACGCCCATCGACTTGATGATCTCAGAGAGTCGGGCCACACCCTCCCTGAGTTCCTGCACAGAGATGTCCATGTGTCACGCTCCTACTTGTAGTCCAGCCGCCACTTCGTGTTGATGACGAACCCGTACTTGCGGATCGCCTCGCGCTGCTCGTTCTCGGCAAGTCTCTTCAGCGCGGCCTTCACCTTGCTGGTGGAGATTCCCGGCTCCTTTGGCTCCTCAAGCCACTCGGGATGATCGAGTTCCACCTCGTCACGCTTCGTCTGGTTCACGACGAGGCTCTGACTGCTGGCCGTCTTGTAATCCGTGCCACCGAGCGTGAGGCGCTTGTTCCCGGCCTTGCCGAACTCGCTGCCGTTCTGTTGGACAACGCTGAGGAGTGCGTTGTCGAGAATCGAAAGCACGTCTTCACGCGCCCGCGCCTTCGCCTCGAATCCACGAGCCGTGTCGTGGTAGTGACTGGCCTGTGCCTCGAGTCCAGCGACTTGAGCGGCCAACGACTCCTGCAACGGGCGCACGTCGAGGTCCATGCCCACAGCCTTCTCCAGCAGTTCCGGCAGCGCATCGGAGAACTCAAGGTGCTGGGCGTAGGTCCAGCCGAGTTCAGGCCTGAACGGCTCCACCACATCGCAGATGATCTGGAAGAGCGTCTGCTCATCCCACGCAGCCGCCTCGATCTCGGCAGTCACCTCGTCGCGTGGGCGCAAGACCACACGACCACCTTGATCGTCCTCGGACGGCAGCAGCACATCGGGCTGTGACACCTCAGCCACGGCCTCGGTCGTTGCGACCTGTTCATCCACCAGCGGAAGCGACTCGGTCGCCTCGCCCTTCTTCGTCCTCGCCATCAGTTCCTCCCTGCACGTTTGCTATCGCCAGCCGCTGCCCCGGCCAGCACCTTCTCGGCTCGATCACTCGCAGAGTCACGGCAGAACTCCGAGATCGACTTTCCTTGCAGAATGGCCGCTCTTGTTACTCGCATGAGAGCGATGGGCGTGAGACATACCACCACCTTCTCGCTGAGTCTCACCTCCTTTCGCTTCGGCCCCGGTCGGGTTCTCATCTCGCTGTTCATCGTCTGAGTCCCTTCTGTTAGTGGGTTTCCAGAGTGTCACAATATAATAAGATCAAGATAGAGAACCAAGCGCGACACGATGCGGAAGCGGGTTCATACCCTCTGCTGCCTTTGCGACGAGGCGGGCACAGTCGTCGGGATGAAGAGTGTAGATGGCCCAGTCGTTGCCGCCCACGTTGCCGAACATGCCTTCTGGCGAGATCAGCCACTCGCCGTTCATCTCTGGCACCGAGATGCGTGCGCTGCGACCAGCGTGTGTCACGCTGTCTGCCATGATGCGGCAAGGCATGACGATCCACTCGCCGTTGCAGCCGAGGCATCTGACGTACTCGTTGCAGTTCATCAGGCCCTCCTTTCGTCCCAGTAGGACTCCCAGCAGTCGACACCGCAGAAGGCGTGCGTGTGTGACACACCACCGCGACTGTCGTCAGACTCCCAGCCGTAGACGAAGCGGGCACGGCTTCCACACCAGTTGCACGTTCGGTTTTCGTGTGTAACACGCTCTCGCAGCAGCGTCCTGCGGGCGAATGGATCACGGCGAAGTTGAACCTTGTTCTTCACTCGCGACATCATGCACCTCCGTTGCTGTCGGGCCGCTCCACCACTGGCGGCGAGACCTGTGAGCGGCGGTGCGTGCGTGCGATGATAGCCTCTTTCTCCTCGGGCTGGAGAATCGGCATCGTCTTCGCAAGCGTCTCGATCTCGTAGGCCGTCGCGCCAATCTGTGACACGATCATCCCGCGAAGCCAATAGACCATGCCGAGGCTCACGCTCGGCGGAAGCTCGTCGATGTATACGCTGCAGAGCATCCTTGCGTCTGGATGCTTGCTGCTGTTCCAACCCTCGAGGTGAATGGATTGTAGCCTCATGTCGCGAGGCCCTTCACCTCTGTTGTCGAGAAAGAAGTCGATGTCTCGCACCATGCGCGAATAAGCGACAAGCCGCTGCTCAAGCGTCCTCATCAGGATGTCGAGGATGCCTGTGCCTTTGTGGATCTCGCCCTCGGTGTTCATCGCTGCTCCTTCATGCTTGCGAACACCCACTCGCGTCCAACACCGATTGCACCACGCTCAACACGAAGCATCTCCATCCACGAGGAAAGCCACATCTCATCTCGGCGAAGTGCGTCCGCCATCGCGGCAGACATCGCTTGACGGATGCTCCAGTCCTCGTTGGCCTCCCAGCGTGTCACAACCCTCTCGTCGCTCGTGTCCACGACGAGCCAAGCGTTGCCAACACGGTCGCAGCGATAGCGTTTGCCAACCTCCTCCCAGAACACGCCTTCACCATCACCCGTGCCACATTCGAAGGCGATGATGTTGCAGATGTGGAGAGGGTCGACCACGCTGCGAAGGCCGTAGGAGTTGCAGATGCGGATGACAGCGGCCTTGAGTCGAGCCGGGATGCGGTGGCCGGAGAACGCCTTGGCGTAGAAGCTCTCGTCCATTGCGCTCATGGTGAGTGGTGTCAGCTTTCGCACGATGGGCCTCCGTTGTCTTGGTGGGAGAACAGCCAGCCGATGGTGAGAACCGCTGGGGCTGGGCGGGCGGTGACACGTTGGTAGCGGATGCGGGCTTCCCGCTCGATCACGGCGTCAACGCCGTCGACTTCGAATCCGTTGGTGTGATCTGTGCGCTCGCAGTCACGATGGCTGCTGGCAATCCACAAGGCATCCGCAGCCTCGCGGGCCGTGGTCGCTGTCTCGATCTTCATGCGGACGGTGTCACGCGAGTACCACCGTTGCTGCCGATGTGCTACACTCATGGTCGAACCTCCTGCACAGGGTTGACAGGCCCCGGCAGACTCTTTCGCTTCTGGAGTCGCCGGGGCCTCGTTGTGTCACGCCAGTCGTCAGCCGACCAGCACTCGTCCAGCCTCAGCTTCCAGCGACAGCCGCTCGTCGGCGGGCTTGCCGTGTGCAAACCACGTGAGGGCGTTGGCGTAGCGGAGGCGGCTCTCGCGATTCGTGGTGTTGGGCAGGATGTCGAAGCGATCCTCGTTCTTCACGAGGTCGACCACTCGCTCCACGTCCGACTTGCGAAGCACGCCACGTCGGGCCGCGCCTTCCGCCAACGCTTTCGCGTCCACCTTGGAGTCGGCGGCTTCCCTGATCTGTGCCACCACCTTGTCGCGACCGCCCTCGCACAGGACGCTGGCAACGGCGTCGCGCATCCCGCTCACCACCGCCGCGCTGTTGAGACGCAGCGTGCGCTCCGAGAACTCAATGAGGCCACCACCGCTCTCACGAAGACCCGCGCCGAGATGGACCTTTCGCAGAACCGACTCGCCGATGGCCGTGTTCGTGCACCACATCCGAGTCAGCGTGAGCTTGATCTCGGTGCTGCCCGCGCCGTACTCGCTGCTGCTCAACTGCACGCCCAGCACCATCGGCTCGTTGGGAAGCGGCTCGATGATCTCGGCACGCAGCGCCCGCAGGCCGTAGGCTTTCTCCGTCATGTAGGAGCCGCTGAGTGGCAGCACTTCCACGCCGCCACGACTGCCCACCGCGTGACACGTCTCAACGAAGCCCTTGACGAGGGCGCTCTGGTCGACAGGCTGATAGGAGTCGGAGAGGAGGCCGCGCACCGCGCCATCCACCTCACGCAGAAGCACGCGCTTGTCGTCCCAGCGGTACTTCAGGCCGTCGAGTAGATCGTGGAGTGTGCCACGTGCCATCACGGCCACAGGCTTCGGCTGGCCGTCCGAGAAGGTCTGTCGTGCCTCCTCCACAAGGCCCTCCATGAAGGCAGCGGGAACACGCAGGCGCTGGCCGAGTTGACCGCGCGCCCAGTCGGTTGCCCGCAGATGCGGAAGCTCTGTCGCCTGTGTCACGCGCTTGTGGCTCACCACGACATCGCTGCCATCCCAACCCCAGTCGAGTTCGTCTCCAGCGAGGAGGAAGTCACGACGCGAGGTCGCTTCCGCCATCAGCTTCTCCACGACCGCACCGCTCTCGCCGCGCGCACGATCCACCATCGCGTCCAACCGCTCCTGCACGATCGGAGCGGCCTTCGCCAACGTCTCCTCGTAGCCTTCGCGCCCGTGGTGGTAGGCACGCTCTCCCGGCTTCCATTCGCGTTCCATCGTCGTCTCCTTTGCGTTGTGACACCGCGCACACCACGCTCCCATGCGTGACACACCGGGGCCTTCTGATAAGTTGGGGAAAATAGGAACTTGATTGGATTATATCAAGTCAGGCAAGGTAAAAGAAAGGCCCCGAACCCAAGTGGGAACGGGGCCTCGTGGTGTCACATAGCGAGTAGGTGGTTCGCTTCCTGTCGATCTACTGGCGGCTGACCGTGTCCAGCGCCAGCAGGATGCCGCTCGTCAACTGGTTGTCGACGGCGATGAGTGTGGCACGCAGGCTGCTCCGGATCGCGACGAGGTAGACAAGCACCTCGTCTTCATTCGGCTCGATGACCTGCACCTCGGCGCGGTCCTCGCTGTGAACATCGGTGTCGAACACGACGCGAACCTCGGCATTGCCGAACTCGCGGAAGAACGTGCGGGGGCCGCTGCTCGTCGCCTCGTCGCTCTTGTTGGTGCCGACGACATCCCAGTCGATGACACGGCCCGTCATGCGCTTGGCGAGCGCCTTGGCCGCGCTGATCGACAGCCCCGGCACATTGGCGTTCACGCCCGCGCCCGACACCGTGAGGCGGTAGTCGCCTTCGTGGCACTCGATCTTCGCGGTGACACGACCATCGGCACTCACGCCCTCAACAAGCGTGACCTCGCGGACCTTCTTCGACTTCTTCAACTCGCCCATCAGGCTCCAGCCGCTCGGCGCACGATTGGCTCGCTGGGCGGCAGCGGCCCGCTTGGCGGCACGCCGCTCTTCCTGTGTCATGGACGCACGCTTGGCCTTCTGTTCCGCCAGATACGCCTTCGTGCGCGCCTGCTGCTTGGCCTTCCGCTCCTCGGCAGTCATCGGGACCTTCTTGGCCGTGGCGACGACTTCGGTGGCCTTCACGGTGGTGTCGGCCTTGGCGGTGGTCTGCTTCTTCATCTCTCGCTCCTTGTGTTGTTCCCGCTCCGTGCCCGCCTGCTGTTTTGCAGGCTGTCGACCTTCGCTGGGATGACTCGCCCCGGCCTCGAACCGGGGCGGGCGGCTTGGGTACCGCGCTCGAGTCAAGCAATCTCAACACAGGCGACGTGCCATTGGTCGGGATTGCTGGTGTCCTTTCGTGCCGCTGTGGCTGACCGTGCTGTCGAAAACTTGCGCGCCCGGTTTAGGCTGCGGGTTTTCGTCTCGCCCCATCCGCACAGCGCGTCACCTAAGAACAGGCCGCGCCGCGTTTGCAGAACGTAGAATTGCACTGTCATCGTGCCACCCCGCAACCTTCGCTGCTGTGTTCGCGGAGGATGTCAATCAAGTCGCGGCGCGTGCTGCGCTGCGGCTGCTGCTTCTGCGTCTGCTTCGTCTTCGTCTTCATCTTGTTCTCCTTTGCGGTGCCTGCTACCGTTGTGGCAGCTTGTGACCCGCATTGCCCATCCTGCTTTCGAAAGCAGGCGCAACGTCTCACGACGTGGCGGCTCCTGCTGGGCGTGTCACACAAGGAAGCGAACCACCAGCTTCGGCTTTCGTTCGTCGGTGTCACTTGTTGCCCGACTCCCTACTGACCGACTCGCTATGTGAAAGAACAGTGTCGCCCGCTGCTGGCCTTCCCCTTTCGGGTTGGTGCGGACTCGCGTGCGGTAGGAGGCTTGTCGCTCTATGCGCCCTCGGCTCTGTCGCCCTACCCTCACGCTGTCAATGACCTTGGCCCAAGTATCTCACCTGATATGGTGAAATCAATCGCCTTCACTCGAAAATTCGCGAGATTCTCCGAATTATTTTCAAACCGATTGATTGACAACGGTTTCCGAGATGAAAAAAACCGCCCTCAACGGGCGGCTTTGTGGTGGTTTGGCGTGGTTTTCGGCTATTTCACGTCTCGTGACACGCGCTGAGGCCGCTTCCACAGCAGGTTTTCGTGCTTCTGAGCGTCTTGATCCTGCTGTTCAAGCGGGTTGAGGCTATTTCTTCAATTCGAGATGCGGCAGGTCGTCGAAGTTGTTGTCCTTGACTTCTCCATCTCCATCCCAGTCACCGCCCCAGCGGATGGCGATGCCCTTGGCGGCGGCAAGGCCGATAGCAATGCCCGCCATGAGGGTCATGCGCTCCCTGTCGCTCCAGTCGATGCGCTTGCCTTCCAGAGGCACGACGTCAACGGCCAAGGATGGCAGTGAGTTGTGTTTCGACTTCGGCCACGGAGTCTTCGACTTGCCCGCCGCCACGGCGGCATCCTGCTCGGCCTTGCTGCGATGGCCGCATGTGACACGGATCACCATGTAGCGGCTCAGCTCCACGACCACCCATCGCAGGTCGGGATGCACTTCTTGCAGGCGCTGGATGTCAAGCGCCGTGAGACATGACGGACGTTCCATCAGTCCAGTCCCCTCTTGTTCTTCATGGCATAGAACACCCACGGCTTCTCGCGGACCACCTTGAGGACCGCGCTGGCCTTGTCAACGCCCACATTGGCCTCGTCGGCCACATGCGCCTGAATCTCGCCCAGGCTGAGTTTTGGTGTCACGACGTAGCGCACCGCCTTCTGCAGCACGACCGCGCCCAGAGCGCCGGTGAGAATCCAAAGCATGTTCACTTCAACCTCCGCAGGAACATCTTGTTGTCAGGGTCGATGGCGTCCGGGTCGTACCAACCGATCACCGGATGCAGCCACTCCGTCGCGCCGTTGCGGACGCGCACGGAGTCATCGTCATCGCCCCCGTGGTTGCTCCAGCGCCTCGACCTTGGTCTCGGTCACGCCCAGCCTCTCCTTGAGGTCGCTCACGGACTGGACGAAATCCTTGGCGCTGTCGGCCATCTCCTTGATCGTCGCCATCACCGTGCGCTGGTTGGTGTCGATGCGCACCACGTCGGCTGACAGATTCATGGCCCAGCCGAGGAAGAAGCTCAGGAGCAGCATCGCCA